GTGGATGCAGTGGCAGTTGATTGTTTCGCAGGCTGGCAGAAGCGGGTCTCTCGGGTACATCGGGCGATAGGTATTGCCATCCCTGCCCCGGAGTTCGAACGCCTCTGTTTTGGGGACTACCTGACCGTCCATGGCAACATGGTTCTCGCGTGGGGCGTTTTTGTATGCGCCGGTGTGCCTCCATTCCTTACTGTCTGATGCGGGGCTCTGCTGGATTGCTTCTTCCTGCGCAACGCTGTGTGCTCTCAGAACCTCCGTGACAGCAACCCGTCTTGCCTGATAGTATTCGTTTCGCCATCCGCCCTCCATGATTTTCAGCGTGAGGTCTGCTATGCTGGTGCCATCGTCGATTGTGCTCTGTATCAGTTTCTCCAGCTGGTTCTGGGTGCTGATAGACATGAGCTGTTCGAGCGTGTTCCCCCATTCTTCAAACCATTCGGAAGTACGTTTGCGGAGACCGGACACGTCCATGTCCGCCTCCGTCTCTTTTATGTACGAGTTCGCAAGCTGTATGGTAACATCCTCATACATGGAGATCACATTGTCTGCGATATCCTTTCCGGTGGTATCCGTGGAAGTATACTCCTTCAAAGCTTCTTTCAGCTTGCCTGCCTCGTCCTCTGCGCCGTCCAGTTCTTTCAGGACATCTACAATGTCCTGCGTCTGCTCCATCAGAATGCCCGCAATGGTTTCTTCCAAGGCATTGATTGTCTTGACGGTTCCCTTGGGGTCTGCATAGCCTTCGTCTTTCAGCTGCTTTTTTAAATCGTCATCCTTCTTGGCTATGTATCTGTCGATGGAAGCTATGATTTCCTCACGGTTCGCATACAGGGCTTTGGCAATCCGCTTATAATCAAGCATGACGTCACCTCCTGTATTCGGAAAGGGCAGACCGGATCGATTTCATGACCGCCACCAGATTCTCATCCTCTCCGGTTCCCACTGCCTTTTCTATCTGTCCGTCCAGCTGTTCCATTTCCCCGTTTGTTACCACCGCTTTATTTGTGGGTTCTGCGGTCTGGACATCCCCGGGCAGGTTCAATCCAAGTTCCATCTGCTGGGACTGCGTGAGCGTCTTTGCATAGGCAAGCGGGATGTCTCCCCAGTCGCCTTCATAGTCCTCTGCCCCGCTCTTTCCCATAACCTCATATGTGTATTCCTTCGCCACGTTCGGCGTCAGACCTCCGGCACGTTCGGTAATGTTGAGAATCTTCTGGATGTCATCCGGGTTCGTGATGTCCGGCGTCATCAGGTACGCCTCTACGTATCTGAAGTTATATCCGTTGAGCAGCTTATTGTTTATGATCCATGCAATAGACTCACGCTCCGGCTGGAATACCTGCTTTTCCGTGACTTCCATTGCTGTCTGTGCGGTCGCCCTGTTGAAATCCGTTGTGTAACCGACGTACAGATCCGGAAGCAGGAATGCGGACTGCATTTTCTTGCGTCCGTTCTCCTGGTATTCCTGAAACAGTTCGTCCTTTTGCAGGATGCCTGCCATGTCCTTTATTTCGATTTCCGGCTGTTTCTCATCCGTGAAAGCCGCGCCGCCATCGATTGTGTCGGTTTCCAAAACGAGAAAGGAATGCTGGCCGCTCTCCCCCTCGATTCCGTTCATATACATCTGCAGTTTCTCGAATGACTCCTCCGAAAGGGTTCCCCCTTTGATCAGTATCATCAGAGGTGTGTGCCTTCCTTTCCGGAAATAGCTGTTGTTCAGGATTTCTGCCCTGCGGCTGCCGTCCACGGTGAGTACCTGTCCTATCCAGCGCACTTCCCCATATGGCATATTCCCAAGGGTAAGCCCGATCAGTTCATTCGCCTGGTTGTCGGTGTCGATTTCTTCGTCTCCCTCGGACCAGTACTTCCCGTTCCGCTTGTCCATGATTCGCGGATCGCCAAACTCTTTGAAGTATACCGTCCTGCCTCCGACGCTCTGGCGGTACTTGCGGAACTTCTTCTTCCGTGTGACCGCGTTGCCCTTGTAGAAATAATTCACATCAACATAAGGGCGCAGCGGGCAGGTCATATCAACAGACGGCGTATCGATGATGAATTCCATCTGTACGACATTCCCTTCCATATCCCGGATAACCTCGGCATAGGAAACCCCGTAGGTCTCCCTGTCCTCGATCAGGCTCTCAAAGATTTCCTTCGGCATACAATCCATGTTGAGCAGGTCTATGATACCCTCCAGTTTGTCCCATTCGGCTTTCATTTCTTCCGTTTCCTCGTCGTAGTCGCCGGAATATTTTACGCCGATACCGAACCCGGCAATGTTGTTCTTGTATGCCCTGATGCACTGCGGGAGGATTGTGGAGTTGCTGACGAGAGCCTTTAACCCGCGCATGTCTACCGGATGTGGTATCCAGTCCGCGGAGCTGTACTCTTCTTCAACATGCAGCTGCTCCGACTTGTCGGACTTCTCAACCTTTTTCGTCCGGTCGTCATAAAACACCGAATACGGTTCCATCGGTTCCTGCTGCTTTACGATGCGTACACCAACGCCCGGCTTATTTTTGTTTTCCATTCTTCCTTACTCCTCCTTTCCTCTTGATTGGCAGGCAGACCAGTAAGATGCAGTCTGCCTCATCCGGGGATGATAACCCCCGGTCTTTCATTTCCTGCTTGCTCTCCACTTTCTGGCGGGCGTTGCTTGTAAATGAATACTTCCTGCATGACAGCTGACCGATAAGGTCCGAGTCATCAGGAAGGACTACCTCGGCTCTGTGCGGGTTCCCGTTCTCGTCGACCGGGCATATCAGGTCCTTGACCACTCCCATCATAAATGTGGTGGTATCTGCGTAGTATTTGTGTTTGATGGGCTGTCCGAAGTTGACCGGCACAATGTTCATGCCGTCATACAGTGCTTTGTCTGTCCGCTGGTAGCTTCTCAGCTGGTCTACCACCCCGCCGCCGACTCCGCCATCATCGACCTTTACGGGTATTGCACCCTTGAACCTGTATTTTGATTTCAGCTGCAGATACAGGGCGGCTATGTTACTTGCCGTCCATGTTGTGTCCTGCCCGTTGTACTTCTTGTAGATGAACACCTTTTCGTTTATCCTGTACCCGATGCAGGTCTTGTCGTCGCCGAATCTGGCAACGTCGCAGCCTATGTCTATCTGGTCGACGCCGCATACATCCTGCGGTTGGAGTTCCCCGGAATCATTACGGTATACACCGAGCGCCCGGGCTGTTGCCTCGGACAGCTCCGTCTTCACGCTTGCTTCCAGCCATGCGATGGAGATCATGGTATCGTCTTCATCCTCCGGGAACTCCCCATAGACGCGCACGCGGACCACATTGCTGTCCGGTCCGTATTTCTGCTTCATGGAAGCTATATTCTTCTTATTCGTGCGCTTGCTGTTCTCCGCATTCACGGTATGGCATTTATACAGTGCCCGGTCTACTGTATGGCTGTCGTGGAACGTCCCTGAGTTTCTGGTCGGGTTCCCCATCAGCAGGAGCTTGTTGTTGTCCCCGGACAGCGTTCCTGTGATTGCCTCCATGATCGGGTCTGCAACGCCGGAAGCCTCATCCACGATGAACAGCATATCTTCGCTGTGGAATCCCTGCATGTTCTCCGGTTTCGTGGCAGTCCTGGCAACCGCAAACCATCTTTTTTCATAGTTCCGCATATAGACATACGTCTTCGTCCATTTAAGGATCATGGGGAGCAGTGGGGAATTGTTCATCCACTTGTCGACCTCTGACCACAGCACGTCATGCAGCTGCTGTCTTGTCGGAGCCGTTGCAACCACTCTCGAAAATGAAAAGCAGACGGTAAACCACAGTAACAGGGCAGCCTCAACGCCTGTTTTCCCGACGCCCTGCCCGGATTTGACCGTTACCCTCGGATAATCCCTCAGGTCATATGCAACCTTGACCTGCCAGTCGTCCGGTTCAAATAGCAGGACCTCCCGCATGAACATCACCGGATCATTCCTCCAGAGAGGGATGCTTTCGTCAAGGAATTCGTCAAGCCACTGCATATCACTCCTCATTGCTCTGCTCCCTCCTTGCTTTCAGCACCTTTTCCGCCCAGCACTTAACAATATCATTGCCATTGCTGTCGCCTTCCGCCTTTGCTTTCTCCATCCGGTATCTGAACAATGCCTCGATAGCCTTTGTCTTTTTGCTCTGGACTGTGGACAGTTCCTGCTCCAGCCTCGCTATGATCATATCCTTATTGCCGTCATGTGTTGATACGTTGTAGGGCTTGCCCGGAAGCCTTTCGCCGTTGTCGGCCTTTTCTTTTTGGCGTCTGTCGTACTCTGCCTCTTCGTCTTTATCCCTGAAGGCACGTTTTGACTCACTGGTGGTCACATCCATAACCGCAACGTCGCCCTCCCGGTCACGGTATTTATTGATAGCCTGTAATATCCTGCGTTCGCGGATGGAAAAGAGCTGTATCTGCTCCATAAGCTGGTCCTCTGTGTCTTCCGGGACCGTTGCAACAAGTTCCTGTTCGACCTCGTCCAGCGCGTCCATGAATACCGCGGAATATCCGCCATGCTTTGTGTTATCAGGCGATGGGTGGGGATTCCCTTTGCCTTTGGATACACCTTTTGAGTTCTGATTGCCGGGCTGACCGCCCCTCTTTTTCTTTTGCAACGTTGCATTTTTCCCGTTTGGTTTTTTCGCAACGTTGCGTTTGTTTTTTTTTGACGTGTCTCCCCATCCGTACCGGTTTTTCCAGCTGCGGACAGTTCCATCAGAAATCCCTAATTTCTTTGCAATCTCAGCCATTGTCATTTCATCATTGAACATTTTTTCGGCTTGTGTTACTTTTTCGCTTGGTGCCCTCGGCATATCACCACCTCTCTCCCGTTCGTTTTTGTTTCGTGTGGAACAAAAAGAGGGAGCATACGCTCCCTCGATGTTTTATGCAGACACCGGACCATGAAGGACACCGGTGTACGTTCTGAAAATAAATAAGGCACCGTACCCGCTTGGAGTACGATGCCGCCAATATCCAATTTTTCTTTTAATTTGGTGCGGGAGTGTTCTTACCCTCGCACCATGGGAAGAAAAAACAACCGGCTCGCATTTAAGTAGTGGTATTCGGGCTATCGGCTGATATCATATTACCACTTGGCGATTCTACGTGTCCACCTACCTTTTTTCTACCATTCATTTACAGCCGCAGGGAACGTTCCAAAATCATATGCCAAGCAAGTAAACAGCGACAATTCCGCAGGCTATCCCTATGTCCTTGTAGACCGTCTTGTCGCTCACTTTTTCTACTTCCGCAATCTCGGATACGGAATACTGTTTTTCGTCCAGATACATCATCCTCAGTTCCCTGTACCGGCGCTTCGCTTCCTCGCTTCCGCTCTTTTCGCACTCCTCCTGGTACATTTCGGTAGCTTTTTCTATCCGGTAGACACAATACAAGTCCTCCTGGCGCCGCTTTTCCGTATCTTCAATCGTTCTCTC